GCCCTGCAATTATTCATGCTTCGCCCCGTGTGATTGCGCGGATGCAAGCAAACATGAACCGCTTTGCGGCAAAATTCGCAAGGCAAAACGCTGGATGAATTGGCAAACCTTAGCGGCATACTCTACACAATCCTTGCCGCCGACGCGACGGTGCAAAGTTTGGTCGGGCTTGACAGCAAGGGGCAGGGCTATAAAATCTTCCCCTTGACAGCCCCGCAAAAAGAGGGTCTGCCGTATGTGAGGCTGACAGAAATAGCGGTTGAGCCGTCCGACACGAAAACAGGGGCTTCGACGCTCGACGCTATACTGGTGCAAGTGGACAGTTACGCGGCGACGATGCTACGGGCGCAACAAATTGACGAAGCGGTGAGGGGCGCGATTGACAGGTACAGGGGCAGCGTGATTGTGCCGAACGACGCGACCTATTTTGTGGACGGGGTGAGGCTCGAGAACCGAAACCAAACGATGGAACCAGAAAAAGACATTTTCAGAATATCAACGGACTACCAAGTCCGCATTCACAGAACACCGTAAAAATTAACGGCCATGCCTACAACAAACGTAGTAAATACCACACTCTTTAAATTTCAGGGCGGCGTTTCAGGCGGCACGGTCGTGAGCCGCCAAAACGACGTGACTTTTTCCGTCAACCACGAACCCCGCGACATTACGACCAAAGACAGCGGCGGTTGGCGCCAACTGCTTGAGGGCTTGCGCTCTTACGAAATCTCTATTTCCGGCCTCCTTGCCTTCGATGACACGCTTTCCGTTTACACCTCCTCAACGGGCATTGACGCTGTTTTGCGAGCGCGAACTCAGCAAACGTGGATTTTGGGGACGGCAGTTTCCGGCGACGTGAAACTGTCAGGCGCGGGCTACTGGACTTCTTTGGAAGTTGGTAGCCCCGACCAAGAGAGCAATATGACGTTTTCGGCGACGCTGCAAGGCACGGGGCAATACTACGTCGGAACGTTCTAAAAAAGGCAAACAATGATTTACATACAAATAGGCGAGCATCAATACCCGTTCGCGTTCGGCATGGCGGGCGTTCGGCGATTCGAGGAGGCGACAAAACGGCCAATCGGCTCGGTACTGTTCTCATTCGCGGGCGGCGACATGGCAAATGTCATGTTTTCCGACATAACGCTGATTATGTCTTGCGGCCTCGAAACGGGCGCGAAAAAGGCAAAAGCCCCGCGAGCCTTCCCGATTGAGGAAGTCGAAGAAATGCTGGACGACTGCCCCGATATGTGGGGCGTTGTGACAAAAGGGCTTGAGGAGTTGGCAAACTCGCTCAACAAGCAAGAGGAAGCCCCGCAGGAGGCAAAAAAAAAGCCGACAGTTCCGATAGTCCCGGCGGGTCAGACGGGCTGACGAATTGGCCTTTGATGTACGAAATAGCGGGGCGAATGGGAATGTCAGAGGAAGAATTTGACATTACCACGCCCCGCTATTTTTATTTCAGGTCGAAAGGCTTTGAAAGTGTGAGGCATGAAGAAGCGAGAAACGCAAGAACGGTCGCCTTTTATTCCTTTTTGCCGCACACAAAGAAAGGGGCTGTCAAACGCCCCGAAGATTTGTACCACTTGCCCGGCGACATGGAAACGCTGGAGGCGATTGAAAAGCGACTGGCAAAAGACCGCGAACACATGGCAAAAGTTCTAAAAATAGCAAAAGGCATTGACTTTTTCGCAGGAGAGACAATGCCGCGAATTTTACCTGAAGCGTAACACATGGCAACAATCGCGCCCGGCTTAAATTTCAGGATTGGTGCAGACGTTAAAGGCATCAACAAGGCAATCCGCGAAGCCGAAAAGTCTTTGCGCGGCGCGGTATCTTCATTTTCCTCAATAGGCAATTCCCTTTCTCTTGCGCTGTCAGCACCGCTGGCGGCGTTCGGCGTTATGTCCGTAAAAGCGGCTGGCGACATGGAAAGTTTGCGGCTTGCATTTGAGGGAACGATGAAAGACGCGGGGCGAAGCGTTCAGGAAGCGGCAATCGAACTTGACGAACTGCGGAAAGCCGCGCTTGCGCCCGGCCTTGATTTTGAGCAAGCCGTAAAAGGTTCTATCCGCCTTCAAAGCGTCGGTTTCGAGGCTGAACAGGCGCGAAAAATCGTCGTCGAACTTGCAAACGCCCTTGCCCTTTCGGGCGGCACGGCTGACCAACTTGACGGCGTTGCCAAGCAGTTTACACAGATAATAGGCAAGGGCAAGATAATGCAGGAAGACCTTAGCATTATCCTTGAAAATATGCCCATTCTCGCCAAAGTGATGAAGGACGAATTTGGCACGGCGACGGCGGAGGGATTGCGAGATTTGGGCGTTTCTGCGGAGGATTTTGTGACGCGGCTGACAAATCAAATGTCGAATTTGGGAAGGGCGCAGGGGGGCATCGCCAACGCTATTGTAAATGCTCAAAATGCTGTCAGGCAAGCCCTTGCGAGCGTCGGCGAGGAACTGAACAAGACGTTCAACATAACCGGAAAACTCGAATCATTTGCCAAATGGGTAACTGACATGGCGGCGGCGTTCCGAAATTTGGATGACGGAACAAAGCGGCTCGTTGTCGGCTTCGCCGTTTTTGCGGCGGCACTCGGCCCGGCGTTCAAACTGATGCAGTTCGGCGTTCTGTTAGCCGGGAAGTTGAACATCGCGTTTTTGGTATTGCAGCGCACGCTTGCGCAAAGCATGGCAGGGCAAGCCATACCGTCTTTAATTGCAAAATGGAAAGCACTTGACTTTGCGATGAAGGCATCCGTTATCGGAGGCATTGCCGCCGTAGTCCTTGCCGCAGCCGCAGCCTTTGCGGTGCTGCAAAAAGACATGAGCGCGACGGCAGTAGCGGCGCGGGCGGTGAATGATGTTACCAAGCAGGGAGAAGCCGCCGTATCACGGGAAACGGCAGAAATACGGCTGCTTTCAGATGTCGTAAAAGACAACACAAAGACCAAAGAAGAAAGGCGGGCGGCACTTGACAAACTGATAGCCATTTCGCCGGATTACCGCAAAGCCCTGAAAGGCGAAGCGATTGACACGGTTGAACTCGACAAGGTGACTGCCAAACTTATTTCCACGCTTGTCAGGGCGGCGACGGTGAGACAGGCGACAGAAAGGATAGCGGAAATTGACAACGAACTGCGCAATCTAAAGGACACGTCCGACCCGACTTTCTGGCAAACGGCGGGCAACTATGTGATGTCCTTCGGCAATTCTTGGGGATTTGTTTCGAGGCAGGTAGGTTCGGCCATAGGCAACATGGAAGAGAACAAAAAGAGGCTGGAGGCAGAGAAAAAGGCTCTCGAAGACTTGGCGAAGGCAAATTTTGACGTGGCGACAGCGACAACAGCAAGCACGGGCAGGGTAAAAGAACAGGCGACAGCGGCAAAAGCAGCAGCCGAACAAATACAGGCGGTCGCAAAAATTCAAAGTTTTGGGCAATTGCCGACGCTCGACCTCATGCCCGAAGTGCTGCAATCACAAGGCGAAGACCCGTTTCGGAAAATTGCAGACAGCATCCGAATAGCCACGAGCGAAATGCGGACACACCTTACAGTCGCGGGTCAGGCAGCAAAGGTTTATGAGAATATAAGGGCTGGAAGCGACAATCTTATTGTTTCGCTGCAAAGTCTTGCGGAGTCCCTTATTGCAAACGGGCAAATAATGTCGGGCGTTATCGTGACGGCGGCAACGGGGATGGCAGAATCGGCGGCGAAGGGGGCGAGTTCTTTAAAAGAGTTTGCTCAAGCGGCGTTGGGTTCGGCGGCAAAAGTGATTCGGGCGTGGATTCAGATGGCGGTCACGCGGGCGGCACTTTCCGCGCTTCAAAGCCTACCCTTCCCCTTTAACATTGCGGCGGCGACAGCGGCGGGAGGCATTGCGGCTGTCTTGTTCAATTCGCTGATAAAAAAGGTTGGAATCCCGGCTTTGGCAGAGGGCGGCGTTCTCACGTCCCCGCGCCTTGTCATGGCGGGCGAATACGCGGGAGCAAGGACAAACCCCGAAATCGTGACCCCTGAAAACAAGATGCGCGACGTTGTGGGCGAAGTGCTTGCCCGTTCGGGCGGCTTCGGCGGCAACATGATGCTTACAACGCGGCTGGCGGGCGACGATATTCTGTTCGTTGTCGAAAGGGCGCAAAACAAGAAACAAAGAAAATCATAATGGCACTACGTTTTGTAAGCGAAGATAAAAGTTGGTCGGAAGGCATCGTCTGGAAGGCCGAGATTCACGACAAAGCGTTCGTTGGCGACCCCACCGCGTTTATATTCGGCGGTGACGGCATAGAGTTTCAATGGCGGCAAGACGGCGGCGACGTTTACGCCCCTATTCTCGGCTCAAGCGCGGCCTTTGAGATGGTCGTGCAAAACGAAACGCACGAAGACCTTATCACCGACCTTGCGGGAGCGGCGGAGGGTCGTTTCACGATAGTGATTTACAAAGACGAAGTGTTTTTTTGGGCGGGCGTTGTCAACGCGCCCGAACTTTCGATACAGGATTTTGACTTTCCCTACGGGTTCAAAATAGAGGCGGTGGACGGCCTCGCGCTGCTCAAAAACTACCCATACTCGCAGGGAAACAGGCGCTTTGACGATGCCTATGAAGCGCAAAGCACATTGGTCGGCATTATTGCGCGTTGCCTCAAAAAACTGCCGCACGTCGTAACGCACTTCACAGACACTGACCCGTTCATCGTTACCGCCGTCAACTGGTACAGCGATTTTTCGGGCGGCTTCGACGTTGTGAACGACCCGTTCTGGGAACACTATGTGGACAACCGGGCGTTCGTGACAGGGCAAGTTTCCGGCAACGGCAAGTTTATGTCATGCTATGAAGTGGTGGGGCATATCCTTCGCCGCTTTCACGCTCAAATAGGGCTATTTGACGGCTATTTCAAAGTAGAGCAGTTCGAGTACCGCGCCGCGACAATGGACGTTTCCGGCAACTACGCCCGCTCTTACGATTACGCGCTGACAGCGCCCGTTGAGTTTGAACTGTCAGAGGCGCAGCCCGTCGGCGGTGCGGAGGATGTGAAGCGGCTGCGCGGCGGCACTTATTCCTACCTTTCTCCCCTGAAGGCGGCGAGGGCGGAACAGACGGTGAACGGGCTGAAAAATCTCATTCCGGCCTTTATCACTTCGAGCGGCGCCGTGTCAACGGGCTACGCAGTCGGCAGCGTAAAAGGCAACGGCCTTAGCAGTTATGTCCGTTTTACGGCAATGATTGAATGGGAACTGGAAAATGTGGATTTGCCGATAAACGGCACTGTTTTTGGGCTTTTCAGGTTGCGGATTGAACTGGACGGCAAAACGGCGCAGCGAGAAGTTGATTACAGTTTCGGCGGCAAATACAAATACAGCGCGATTAAGTGGCAGAGCGATTTAGGCGGCTTGATAGACATTGTGGCAAAGTTTGAAGTAGCGGCGGCAACGAAAACATGGACGGGGCAAACGGAAATAGATTTGCTTTTCCGCACGGCAAGCGACTTTCTTTCGGGCGATTTGGTCGTAAGTTTCGACTTTGAAGAAGCGACCGTTTCTACGGCGATAGCGACAGCAACGATTGACCCGGCAGACTACAATTTGGAATGGGTTTTGAAAGACCCCTACCTTGTTATCCAAAAGAGCCGCACGGCTTTTGCGCCCAAAAACGCGACCTACGAAGTGGGCGGCGAAGCGGGCAACACAGAACTCTACGAGACCAAAAGCGCAATCGGCGACCTGACGGGGGACGTTCTTAATCAATGGGGCGGTATCTTGTATTTTGAAGACCCCCACTATGTTTATACAACTGAATGGGGGTTAAGGACGGCGGCGCAAGACCGCACAATCGCGCAACTGACGGCGCAACGGATTGTGTCGCACAGATACCGCCCGCGCAAGACATTCAGGGGCGCGGTTGTCGGCAACGCGCTCGAAGCGCAAAATCCGATTGAAATAGACGGCGTTCCGTTTTGGTTCGCTGGCGGCAAGTATTCTACCGTTCGTGACGAACTGCAAGGCGAATGGGTGCAACAAACGTTTTCTTTGGCAGAATTTGAGTACGAAGACCCTGAATACGATACTGGCAGTTATGAACCTTCAACACCCGGTAGCGGCGGCACGGGCGGCGGCGGGAATGTGGACAACGGCGGCGCTGGCAGTCCGCCGGGCGTTCAAGACGGCAACGGCATCTATTCAGGTTCGGGTATTGTGCCGGACGAAACAGAGGCAACAATAGACGAGTTTTACATAACGGGGGCGGACGGTTCAAGCATTGCGATAACGACGGGCAGCAGTTTGGGCGGTCGGGTGAACTCCAATTTTAGCGGCGCGAGCCTTGTTTACAAAGACACGGGCGGCTACAATATTATTTCCGTTCAGTCTGGCGGGGCTTCGATAACCCTAAACGGCAGCGTGGGCGCTCATTTCCTTTCAAACAATCTGATAAAATACGGCGCGGACTATTCCGCCGATTACGACAACCGAACGCTGGTTGACAAAGAGTATGTGGACAACAATTCAGGCACGGGCGATATAAACAACGGGGGAAACACGACTGGCGCGGCGATAACGATAGGGACGAACGACAATTTTGCCCTCAATTTCGAGACGAACAACGTCACGCGGCAGAGTATAGCGACGGACGGGGCGCACACCCTCACGGCGAACCACACGACAACGACGACGACGAAAAACGTTTTAACGCTTCAGGTGAACAACGATAGCGGCGTGGGTGCAACGGGGTATGGTGGCGCGATACTTTTTCAGGGAGAGAGCAGCACGACGACAAATAGGGACATGGCATACATTCGGGCTGTGTGGCAAACGGCAACGGATGCAACCCGACGCTCAAATCTTGCGTTCGGGACGGTACAGAGCGGCGTGTTTTCGGAGGCGTTCAGGATTAATGCAAACACGATACAAAACGCACCGGGGAGCATTTTGGTTATTGGGGGAACATCCGATACCGTTGCGGTTGGCAATAGTTCTGGACTGGTGAGCATAAACTCGTCGGCCATATCTGCATCGGCAGTTTTTTTGGCGGCAACAGGGAATAGCACATCTGCGTCCGGCACAATAGGAAACACGTCGTTTTCTACGACGAGCGGCACGAAATACGAATGGCGGATGGTGAGCGGTTTTGCCCCGACGAGCGGCACGGGGTCGTTCTACAATCTTAGATTAGCGCCAACCGTAAATCAAACAGGCGGCGCGAACGGCAAGACGGGGGCAATAATTTTTGAGCCTGTTCTCACGTCAATCGGCTCGAAATGGAGCGCGTTAACATCGCCAACGAGCAATAGCAACGCCCTGTTTATCAACCAAACAGGCGCAAATTCCTACTCAACGCACGTTGGGGCGTTCGGGTTTGGGGCAACCACCGTACCAACGGACAAAGTAGAGGTAACAGGCAATATTGCATTGCTTACGGCGGGCAACAAGATAAAGATAGCGACAGGCTCAAACGCATCGCTCGGAACGGCTACCCTCGTCGGCGGCACGGTGACGGTGAACACTACGGCGGTAACAGCAAGCAGCAAAATATTTTTGTCGTGCAACACGCCGGGCGGGACACAGGGCTTTTTGAGCGCGGCTGATGCTAACGTGGTTGCCGGAACGTCTTTTGTAATCAACTCCAGTTCAGCGACCGACACAAGCACGGTGAACTGGTGGATAGTAAACTGAAATGAGTAAAATCCCGATACACGGCAGCCCGCACTTTGACGTTCGGGAATTTGTGGACAAGGCGACTTGGAACGCTTTGGGCGTAGCGGCAGCGTGGCTCGTTGACCCTGCAATCGTGCGTGTCTGCGACCTTTTGCGCGAACTTTCCGATGCGCCCGTGACGGTGAACAACTGGCACTATGCGAAGCGGGGACAGCACGTTTACCGCTCTTCGGGTTTCCGCTCGAAGTTTGACAGCACGGGCGCGGCCTACTCGCAGCACCGCTGCGGGCGGGCGGCAGACGTGAAGGTGGCGGGCTTTTCCCCCTATCTTGTTTTGCAGTTAATAGAGCGCAACGCCGACGACTTCGCGCTGGCTGGCCTTACGACGATGGAAAACATAGAATTTACAAAGACGTGGGTTCACCTCGACGTGCGCCCGAAAGTCGAAAATTTGCACCCTGAAAACGGGTTTTTGATTGTTAAACCTTAGTTTTGTGCAATGTTAGAAGCAGCAATCAAACACAGCGAACACATACGGGAACTTATGTTTTCGGTCTGCCTTTCGGGGCTGCTTTCCGCGCTGTGTTTTCGCATTTTAAAACGGCGAAAGTTCAGGCGCAGAGCGTCGCCCTTTTGGTTGGCTTTGGGCTGCTTTGTTCTGTTCGTTTCTTTTTTTATTTACCTTGCTTACGGATACTGAAAATGCCACATATATTTGATTTTTTGCCCCTAGACACACCCGTATTAAGCCTTTTGTTGCAAAATGTCGAAAAGAAGGAAGCACCTAAAAGCAAAGAACATAGGCAGGAGCGGGCAATCGAGGGTGACGGCTCGAAGCAGCCCGACAAGAAGGGCGAAGCCGGGAAAGGCTGAAAAAGACTTTGCCGAAAACCCGCTCTACTTTTTCGCCTACACGGTCATTTTATTGGCCGTCGGGTGGGCATTGAAACGGATTTTAGGATAAATTCGGCACGTTTTTTTCAATATCACGGGAAAAACGCGCTGTGGAAAAATACGACCCGATGCAAGACTTTTGGAAAAGGTTTTGGCCTTTCTTGTTTCAGCAGACCCCCGCGCTGGTTTTTATGTCTGTGGTTGTCGGCTTTATGTGGATGGACATAGGCAACCTAAAAGCCGAACACCGTGCCGACAGGCTCGAAATACGAAAAGAGTGCGCAACGGCGATAGACGAAGTGAGGCAAGACCTGAAAATTTGCCAAAGCGAAAACGACACGCTGCGGCGCGAAAACATAAAACTTCACAGCCGAGTATCGGCACTTGAGGTCAAATTGAAACGCTGACTTTTCACCAAACAAAATAAAAATGGCATCTGTCAAATTACCCGATTTTCTAAAAGGCACAAACTTTTGGTTTGCCGCCCTCATGGTTGTTTTGTCGCTATTCGGCGGAGGCGAAGAACTCGCCAACCGAATCGTTATGACCGCCGTCGGCGTTATCGCAACGGCGGGAGCGGCACGGCAGTTTTTTCAAACGGCCAAGTTTGGAGGCTGGTTTCAAACGCTCATTCAGGGCAACACAATAAACTACCTTGTGTCTGCGCTCACCTTGATAGGGCTGCCGTCGCTCGAAACGGCGGTTCCGGCTCTCAAAGACTTTATTTCCTCGATTGTTGAGGGGAATTGGGGGCTGGCAATCAGTCGCGGCGTTGCGCTGCTCACAATCCTTTTCTATATCTTTATGAAAAGGCCGACGGCGGTAACGAAATGACAAACCCGCACCGCAAACTCGCCCCGTTTTTAGGGCTTGGCATATTCGCCGGGCTGTTCAATGCCGCTAAAAGGCGTTGGCATCGCTCAAGCACTACGGAAAAGTTTTGCTGGGGCGCGGCAATTGGCGGCGCGTTGGGCGTTGTTGTCGCCTTGTTTTTTAGGGCTTTCGATTGATTCATTTGTTTTTCATTTTTCTCCAGCCCTTGCGTAAAGTCGCAGGGGTTTTGTTTTTTGGAGAATCCCGTTATCTTTGTCGCACGGGAATTGAAAGTGTTTTGTCATAACACGGCGCGGCGGACTTGAAGGCGGGGACGCTGCGCTTTTTTCTCGAAAGTTTTTCTCAAGTTAGTTAGTAGGTTTTTCTCGCAGGTCACAGCCGAAAGGTTGCGGCCTTTTTGTTTTTCAACGCTTAATATATTAAGAATAAAAAAAGATGAGATTATGGCAAAAATAAATCTTGAAAAGTATTGACAATTCAAAAAGCCGCCGTATCTTTGTCTTACCAAACGCAATGAAGCGGGCGGGTAAAAAATAAAATCATGGCAACAATAGCAGAACTTGCCGCAAAGTGATTTACAAGGGAGAGTAATCTCCCACTGTCATATTCTACTTGCCTTTACGTTGGCATGACAGATAAGTACCGAAAGGGAAACTAAAAAGTAGAAACTCCACATCCCGAACAGGAGTATAAATAAAGTAGGGAATAACAAATAAAATAATTGAAATGGAAAAATGTTTTTTGACCAGTAATGGAAACTTGTTACGGTTTCATCCCAATCTTAACAAGTACTATTTCCAAAAACCTAACGGGTTTTTATTTCGTGAAGTCTTTAATGACGAAGCGGGGTATGTTATAAAAAACGCATTGGAAATTAATATCCAAAATCCGCCCGCCCATCCTACGAGTCTGGACTTTCTTGAGGTCATGTCCTATGACACGGTAGGAATCCTCAAGCAATTGGGAATTGATTACTTCTCTCATCAAAAAGAGGGAAGTGAGATCAAAAATCTGTATGATACGGAGTACTACCGTATCCATAATGTGTGGGCATCTGTCAATGGTAATGGTGCAGACCTGCGTGTGGAACTTGGACGCAGGAAAGACCAGACTATTGTAGTTTGTGTGTTGGATGTAAGCGGAGAGGAAATGATCCTCGAAGAGGTATTTCCCTTCACGCAAGAAGGAATTGACCAAGCAATTTCACACATGTACAATCTGTGTGATTAAAAATAACCCTGTTAAGTAGTAATATTTAACGGGGTTTTTTAACATCATATTGCTATATGAAAAAATCTAATCGCTCCATGCAGCCGTCAAACGCTGCCACCGCCGAGCCTCAAAACTCGGCGGTGTTGGAATCAAAGCACGGCGGAGCGCGGCCTAATTCAGGCAGAAAAACAGCCCGCCGCGTCGAACGAAAAAAACCGTTCTACCTCTTCGCAGACCAGCACCCGCTCACGGGCGGGGAAGTACGCGAAGCGGTGGACGAATTTATCAAACGGCGCAAGCCATAACCGCCACATTATGAGTTACTTTTTAAAAAGATGGAAACCGCACCAAAAATATACGCTTGCGCGGTTCGCCACCACAGACGAAAGTTCCACCCAAGCCGATGTCCACAACGTCGGAAATGATTGGGAAGATGCGAAGAAAAAAAGGGACGAAGCGAACGAAAAAATCAAAGACGGGTTCACCAACCCGCTCGGAGACTGGAGGAGCGGAATGACGGCAACTTCGCTCCCAGACGAAGATTAGGCACAATCCTTGCACCAAACCGGGCATCTTTAACACGAAGGGATTACGGTTTGATGAGCCGCCGATGCTGCACGAGCGTTGGCGGCTTTTGTTTTTGAAAAATAACAGTATTGAAAATCAATGCTTTGCGTGAAATGTCGGGAATGTGACAAAAATAAGTGTCTAAAAATTTGGACAGTATTTGCGGGCGGACTACTTTTGTCCTGTAATTAAAATCAAACGGCAATGAAAGACTTTTCAGATTACTTCTTCGCAGTTCGGTCAGGTGAAATTTCGGCAGAAAAAGCGGCCAAAGAAATCGGCAAAAATCGGAAACTGTGGCCGAACAAAGAGAACGGCGAATACAAACGCCTTTACCAAACGTTTAAAGAAAACAGGGACATCCTTGAAAAAATATGGGTATAATATCGTCCGCAGGGGTAGCGTAAATGCCTTGTTAGCGGTTCGGTGCGGTAAATTAAAATGAAATGTCAAGTACAGTTTAACCCCGCCGACCTCGACGAATTTTAGGCATAATTTTCGGAGCATAGCAAACTTTCACCAACCAACTTTGCTATGTTCAAATTTACAGTTCTTTTCTTTCTCGCTCTTTGCTTCACCGCTTGCACAGCCGACGCGCCGCAAACGGTTGAAGCGTCAATCGCGCCGCACTTGCTCAAGCCAGCCTCGAACGTCACAGACGGAAACGGCTACGCGATAGCAACCTACAAAGGGGCGCAATTCGTCGCCTACAAAGACGGCAACGGCGCTACGGCTCTCGTCAATGGCAAAGTCACAGAGTTTGCCAAACAGCCGTTCCGGTCACAGCCGGGCGAATGGACGGTTTCTGACAGCGTGACGGGCGATTATTTCGTTTTGAACATCGTAACGGGCGTTACATTTGCGAAAATCGGCGGAGTGTACGGCGTGTTTGTGCCGGAGTAGTTGCTAATCAAAATCCCCCCTTTTAAGAAATTTTTTCGTGAGGTTAATATTGGATTGGCCGTTGCCTGACAGAGCTTTCGGCTGTAATCGGGTGGAA